CCGCCTTTCCCTACTCCATTCGCTGTCACACCACCAGTCCCACCACCGCCAGAATATAGACCATTACCACCAGATACACTAGAACTGCCCGCTACATTACCTCCAACACCAGATAATACGCTTGTCCATTTAGACGGGAGACCCCCAGCAGTATTATCTGGGCCTGAACTGGCACCATTCCCACCGGCACCAAGTTGGCCACCGCCTCCGCCACCTGCACCACCACCATAACCGCCTCTGCCGCCACCATAAGCAGTCAAAAGACTGGAAGTACCAAATACAGTCACCCCTCCTTCGTAACCCACACTAGTCGCCGCGACAGATGCCCCACCAAGACCAATATCGATTGATTCAACCGAGCTTAACATGGAAGCCATAAACCATGCTTCTGTGTACCCACCCCCCCCACCGCCGCCACATCCGGTATTCACAACCCCAGCAAAAGCAGCACCAGAACCACCCCCTCCCCAGATTTGCACCAATACTCTTGATTTGGCAGTTACATTACCTGGTTTAGACCAAACCCCTGAAGACAAGAATGACTGTACGTTAGTGAATGCCCCAGTTGACCATGTAACACCAGTCGCCGTGTTTGAATCTGCTGTAAGTAGATCACCGTCAGTACCGACTGATAATTTTTGCAAAACAGAACTTGATTGTGCAACAAGTACGTCACCTTTTGTGAAAGTAGTCTGCCCCGTTCCCCCTTTCGCTGCTGTCTGTACATGGCCACCACCGTTTGAATCAGGCGAGCGCACATCATACAGGAGTGTCCCAGCAGTTGAGCTATTACCCGACAGACCTATAAATGTTTCTAACTGGCCAATGGCCGAGCTTTGTGTATTTTCCAGACCAGAATGAGACGGACTGTTCAGTCGATCCGTAGCTGAAGGATAAGAAAATGTTGTAATGATTGATGGATAGATACTCATACTGGTTTTGCAATAGTTATCCAAGACGACGTTATAGGCTTCGATACGTTCGTCCAGGCATTTTGATTAATACCATCGTAAAAACTAGTCGCACTATCAAAAGTAGTAATCGAATCATTATACTGCTCTTTACCCACGGGATTTATCCGTGTCCAGACTGAGCTTGTTGGTTTTGCGACGTTGACCCATGCCATATTAAAATTCCCAACCAGTTAACTGTATAGCGTTCGCTTGTATTGGCTGTTGGCTCCCTCGTGACAGGGTACTGTTTAGTTCATCAACCTTTTGCTCGTATAATTGGTCAAATGCCTGTGCTTCATCAAATTTGTTCAGTGAACGGTAATAATCAGCCGCTATACGATAACCTAAGATGCGATAATCTAAACTCACCGGGTAGTTTACCGTATCAGTTGTCGCAGTGAACTCAGTAGGTTTCAGGAAATAGAATATCCGAATAGCCGCAGTATTGTTCATGGTTGCGGTAGGGGTAGGGAAGATCTCAAACCAATCCCCTCGGTCATCGAATTGCGGTTGCTGGAAGTCAAGATTTTGACGTAGCCATGAGAACGATGTCCCCATAGGGAGATTTGATACGTCTACTTGTGTCGCGGTAATGTAGTCGTCAGCGTTTGTACTAGTTGAATTAATCTCAATTGCCTTCAAGAAGAACATGTCAGTCGGGTATAAGTAGGTACCTACCCCCGCAGTAGTGTCTTGATATGCTTCTTGTAACTGTGATGCGTCAACACCTTTAGCAATCATTCGTCTATGGAAATCCAATAGTGCTTCGTTGGCAAAAATGATGCCATTAGTATCAGTCAAACCGTTACTGTCAGTTTGTGACTGTGCGCGTGCGAATGAAAGTATTGTTGCAAGTGTTGCCATAATTTACGGGCTGATCCCCACCCCCGAAGGGGTAGAGTCAACCAACAAAGTTAGTTAGAAAACGCTGATTCAAGACGAATGATGCGAATTGTTCCAGGATTATCCTCGAAACGAGTTGCACCAAGGGTCACCTTTCCACCAATAGAGGTGAAGAGGTTGAGTGGGTTATTTGAATCAGGAGATGTCACCATGATAGGTGTAGGCTCCTGGAAGTAACCCCAACCAAATGAATCTTCACCGAGCAGTGTGGTTGGGAACACGTTGACGGTTGAACCGTAACTGTTCTGCCACGCGCTCGATAGGTAACGGACGCCTCGGAAGTCGCCCATTTTACCCTCACGAAGATCGCTCACGTTTGTGTAACGACCTACGTCTACCCAACTACCAGTGGCGGTGTTGTTCATCAAATCACCTTCAACTTGTGGGTGAATGACGGCAACGTAGTATTGACCTGCAAATGGTTGCAAACCTGCTGCATTACTTGAGCGGAGATACTTCACCGCACGAGTCATGTCAGACTGTGTGAGTGTGTCACCGGCTGCAAGGGAAGCACGAGCTGTCTTGCCACCAGCGTAGATGACACCATTGGTGCCACCGTTCACTACGTTCTGAAGTACTTCGTCAACCATGCGAGCCATTGCCATACGTACCTGTCGTGTACATTCGTCAACTACTTCAATAGCTGAGTTATGCACCAAAAGGTCAGTAACTTGGACAAGGATGCCGTACTGTGCAGGGCCCGAGCTGTATGCAGTGGCTCCCCACGTAATAGCGGTTGGATTTGTACCTTCAGTAATTGCGGCTACACCAGCACTTGACGACAGAGGTGCACCAGGGGCGACACCTGCATCACCAGTAACTGAGTAACCTGCTCCCCAGACAGATGCACCGCCAACGAATGGGCCACCCACGGTAAGCATGGATGGATTCGATTTGACAGGCAACTGGTTTGACTGAGGAAATGTGATTCGATCATAGCCCTTTGGTGCATTGCGCTGCTTTCCAAGACGGGCATAACGGAGATCTGGTTCTAGGGTGCGAATCTGGTCTGTGATATATGAGACCAAGAGTTGCGAGGTATTGGTACTCGCACCACCCCAGCCAGTCCCACGAGGGGTAACGGCCATAAGGTATGTTAGTTATATCCGATTAGGACATCCAGCCCCGTCCGCCCAGTGCTTCTTCAAGAGCAGATCTTTTCTCACTTGAGGTCATATCATCAACCGTCTTTGGTTGGGTGATGATGGTGGCCGCTGATCCGCCAGCCGGTGATGCGGGTGGTTCAGCTGGTGCAACTGGTTCTTGGGGAGTGGTTTCAGGTGCAAACTTTCCTGCCTTTGCTAACGTAGCAACGATAGCATCATCCATTGCATATCCCTTTAATACCTTTTCGCGAATTTCATCTTTGAAATCAACTGCTTCTGGGTATTTGGCGACATTCTCTGAATAATTAGCATAAAAGTCTCGCTCCTTTTCGGCAGCAATCCGAGCCGCTTCTGCTTCGGCCGCTGTTTTGGCGGCTGCATCACGCTCTTCTGCTGTAGTCCGAACCTTTTCGGAAAGGCTTTTAATTCTTTCTTCGATTTTGTTTTTTTGTGAAAGATCTTGTTCGATTTGGTCTAAGTCTATTTCTTCAGCCATATTTCATTGTTTGCGCGGCGATCTGCAAACGAAGTTAGTCTATTAATCATTGATAGGGTGACGAATTCTATCAAGTGTTATTTGTTCAGTGTAAATCGTTCTCGGTGGCGTTTAACACACTCGTACCGATCACACCAGACAACAACAGTGTCGGGATTTGTTGGATGGTCTGCAATGTTCATGACTGACTTGCCAATGACCTCATCTGGGTCAATCGCTTCATCACAGTATGAGCATCGGAGATCCATACCCCGATAGTGAGGACACAATTTGTATTGGTGTTCCGATGGGACGTTTGAATCCAATACACCGCAGAACTCGCATATGCCTGCCCGTACTTGTGGGTACCGGCGTGTATATGGAACTGCTTTAACCCCCTGTCGTTCGATCACTTTAGTCCGCACGGGTGCGGATTGCACAGGAGCAATTGAGGGCTCCGTCCCTGGGTTAGGTTTCATGGTTAGTTGTTTAAGAAAGTTATAATCTCGTTGACCTTATCACGTAACGCATTGAGGTCTTCACGACCAAATTCTGCGGTGATACCAGCGAGGGTAGTCTTTTCTACTACGTCAGTTTTCTTGGTTGCCATTAAGTTGTAGTTTAATTCGAGTAAGTTCGTGACGATACTGTGTAATCAATCGCTCAAGATCAAGGTGTGTACTTGTCCATTGCAAGATACCTTGTAGGCGAAAGATTTCAGTGGTGTCAGTCTCTTCGACAATCTTTTTCTTAATGAGATTAATGTCTTTTTGTAGAACATCATTCATGACTGTACTCCAATACTGTGAGTTGTGAATATTGGTGAGTGCTTCAAGCAATCTCACTAATTCCGTTTCTCGTTCTCGGAGTAAAGGTATATTCAGTTGTGAAGAACTTTCAGTGACAACAAACTTCGCATTATTCATGCTAGGCAGTTGCACTCTGACTGTTTGCGTACACAGTCGTGACGATTGAGTTTGCTGCGGCAGAAGTGATGTTACCGTTGATGCGTACAAAGACACGAGCGGCTTGGCCCATAATAGGCATACCCGACATCGTTTTCTGTGCAAGCGTAGACGCTGCGCCACCATTGCCGATAGCACCGATCACTGATGTGTAGTTTCGACTGTTGCCGAGACCTTGACTAACCACCGGAGCTGAAAGGAATTCCTCATAGCCAGTTGGTGTATTAGACACAATGCTGGTGCGACCCACGTCGTACCACGTTGTACCGCCGTTGTCGCTTGTTTGGAATACTGCCGAGACACCGGTACCGGCGACTGAAGCAGCAAACTTGACTACAACGTTGTCAGTATCAAGTGGGAGATTAAAAGCGTGGACTACTCCGCCTGTTACTGAACC